AATGTTAAAGGCATATTAGTTCTAGTCATGTACATGTCTAGATTCTTTTCCCATAATTCTAAATCTAAACCTGTTCTAATGTATTCTGCTTGTGGCCCCCATGTATCTATACTGGTAAAAATTTTAAAGTCTTTAATACAGCCCTTATCAACTAAACTATTAACTTTATCAGTAAATCTTTCAATAAGAATAGACTTAACACCTAAGTTAGTATTAATGTTTAATTCTAAATTAGGACAAGGATTCTTTTCAAGTTCATCGAACATACGCCAAGTGCTTTGTTGTAGCAAAGGCTCTCCGCCTGTAATACGTAAAATTGTAAGAGTCTTACGTAGTTCAGGCCACCATTTCCACCATGCCTTTACATATGGATTTGTTTCTTCATCTTTATGTATTGTAAACCAGTCTATATCATTCCTATGGTTTTTAACCATAGTGTATGGACCTTCTTTTTCTATTTCTTTGTAATAACTGCTTGAATGTTTAGGGTGACAGTAACCGCATTTAAAATTACATTCGTTGCCGAATGAAACTTCTACATATTGCGGATTTACATCTGCCATAGGCTCTTGCTTAATTGCATTGAAACGTTCAGGTGTGTATATACTTGCATTACGTTCTTTACGATCGCTTATGTAGTCTTTACCCATACACTCGACATTCCAGCAGTATTGGCATCCGCTGGGTTTCTCTCCGTTAATCATAGCCCGCCTTTCGGCTTTTTTTTGTGGTGTATTATGCAGTAGGCTAGGATTATCTTCAAGTCCCTCCAGCGGAATTTTGTGAGGAGCAGGATGATAACAACTGTGGGTTTCTCCTGTTCCTAAATATATAGTAGTATGATGCCATTTGGCCAAACAGAATGTAGGCGATATATCATCCATTACAGGAATAAATTTTTCTATTCTTTCTTTATCTTGCATCAAACTGTTCCTTTAACCATTCGAAATCATTTATTAGCCCAAGATCAGTCCCCCTAGAAAGGCCAAACTCCATACCAGCGGTAGCGCCTGCCAAAGCGTATTCCCCAAAAGGTCGATCGTGTCCCACGGTTGTCCAAGTCTTAAGTCTTGCATTTGTTTCATCCTCCTTTTGTCTATCAATTACTTTACTGCTTAGTTTTGCACACTCTCTGAATGCACTTTTCCAAGTTTCAAATGGTCCTGTGTTAAATGCTGTAATATTAGAAATTTCATCTACTGTTTTAAATTTATTACTGATACTAGTTGTCATATCCGGCTTAGATAGATCCATGTCTAGCGTCATTTGGGTTGGTAGTAATTTTACTCCGCCATATCCGTACTCTAGATCGTTAACAGGATTAATACTACGCCATACATGCACAGTATAAATTTCTGGATCTTCATAATCAAAATTAAATTGGTCAACAATATGAGCATCACCATCTACTACCCAGAACATTTCGCTTTCTACTATCTTGGCTGCTTCTATGTGTGCTTGATGTATTCCTTTTACATTTGAAATTCTTTTTGCTCTTGGAAAGCGACTTTTAAGCCTTTGCCAATTTTTATCTGCATGTGGCTCATAATAAGAAATAAAAACAATATCAAAACTACTTCCTATACGTCTAGGATCGCTTGCTACAATATCTATTTCTTTTTTGTTTATAAAAAACCTAAACTTAAATTCTTTATTAGATGCAGGAGCATTCTTAGGTATTAATGTAACACCATTAAAGTGATTACCATTTTTAAATACATGAACATAATCTAGATCCCATTCTGTAGCACGGTATTCAAAATCAAAGTCATCTCTAACTTTCATATCATCCCAGACAATCCAAAACATTCTAGTCAATGTTTTTTGTTTTATTTCATCTAGGGACTCTATATTTTCTATTAGGTGTGCATTGGGAAATCTAGCCTTAAATTCTTGCCAGTGTTCGGCCTTACCTTTACTTACATAAAACAAATCATAGATCATTTGCAGTCCTGTAATAGGTTTGCCCAAGCTCAATAGTTTCTTCGTATAGATCTAATACATACTTGCTCATTGAAGGATCTAGATCAGGATAATTAAATCCAAGTTGGTGTCTTAATTCACTTCCTAAACGTTTTACTTCTTGTTCTAAGCCGAACCCATCTTCGTATTGTTTGCATTGCTCATTGTATAATTCTCGTAATAATTCAAAGTCTCTTACCTGTACATGATCCCAATCAGTGCAATTTGTTAGATATGTTCCTAGTCTTGCACCGTATAAAGCAAAAAGACCATTTTCTACATGACTACCAACTGTACTCCACATTCTTAATCTATGAATATTGTGCCACCATATGCGCTTTTCAATTTCTTGTGGCGGAACTTTAAGTCCGTCTTGCAGTGTCATCTTAACGCCTTCACGAAAACCTGCACGCCATGCCATAAACGGAGTAAAGTTTATAATAGTATCACTGTAAGTTTTAGGAAAGTTTCTATATCCTGTTTCCCAACAAAAATCTACCTGAGCTCTTTCACTATCAGCATTCTCATGTGTTTTCATATTTTTAACATGTTCAACATTCCATAATTTTAAACCACCGTTTCCGTATCTTAAACCGTTTACATTGTTTTTGCCGCACCAACTATATGCTTGTATATCTGTATTGTCCATGTCTATTTCAATATCAAAAAACTCTGGATACACAATATTGTCAGCATCAACAGTCAGTACCCAATCAGTTTCTGATTGTTCTGCTGCTGCTTTGTGTGCATGGTCTGATCCTTTTACGCCGTGTATTCGTTTAGCCCATGGAACTTTATTGCATAGGTCTGCATAATGAAGATCCGCATTTGGTTCATCATAACTTAAAAAGAATACATCAAATTCAATTACCCGTTTCATTTTTCCTCGATCATATAGTTTTTAAATAAGCGTCTAGTATAAACACTGAAGTATTTGTTTATGTTTAGTTTGCTAAGTTCAACTTTTTTACCTATAAGGTCATTAATTGTTACGCTAAAGTTATCAGTTACAATATTAGGATCATTGTAGTCAGTGATTGTAAAATCAAGTTGTGTTTCACCGTTCCAGAACATTTTTCTTTTTACTACTTCAACACCCTTTGCTTGCTTGTAGGTTCCACCATATTCTTCACTTAATTCTACCGTCAAAACATTTGTATTAGAATTATGTTCTAAATATATGTCTGGCTTTTTAATCTTTGACCAGCCTTTTACAATAATTCTGTGTAACACATCATCTATTTTATATAGATCTCTTCTTTCTATAATTTCTAATTCGCCTTGATCAGGATCGATAAAACATTTAGCCATGCTTATTTCTCCTGCTATAATCTTTTCAGCAATATCAGATTCAATACTAATAACACTGCCAAATTCTTTTTCGTTTACTGTATGCGCTGGACCTACAGATAGTACGCTACCTGTTTGCGGATCAAATGCTGCATTATATACAATAGGCTCTGGCTTGTAATTTGCTACCCATTCATCAAAATCAGGAAGTTCTATTTGTTTTTCTGCCATGCTATTTCCTCCAATATATTTACTGTCTCAAGAGTGACTGTTTCTTTATTAACATAATGAACTATATCTGTCTGTTCAAAATTGCCAAGTTTTAATTTTCCTTTTTTGTTTAAATAAAATCCTATATGATCGTAACAGTCATCTGCGGCATATGGCCAATTTTGTACCATACCTTTCATATGTACTACTTTAGGAAATTCTAAACTATATGCAATGTCATCTGTAATATCTAATATTTTTGATGCAAGTGCAAATGCTTCATCTGTACCTACAATTTTTGGTTTATACTTAAACAAGAAATTGTTAGCATAAAGCTCAGGATTTTTTATAATTTGTCTTTGCAGGTTAAAGAATTCTTTTGCTAGTTTACTATCTTTAACAAAAAATGTATAAAACGAATATAAATTAGGCAAATCGTTTGCTATAAAACATTTTCTGTAATAATCATTAGTAACTACATCGCCTCTATATGTATAGGCTTTGTTTGCAATATATAATTCACTGTTTTTTATAAAGTATTCTGCCCAATGGCTGTAATCTCTGCAGAACAGCATGTCAGCATCTAAACAAACAGTAGCATCCCACGGTGTAAGTTCATCCATGTATGATCTACCATCCCAATGCGTTGCGCCATTCCATTCTATTATTTTATCAAACACCCAAGTTGAAGTTAATCCTTCTAATTTTGTTTTATCATTTATTACTAGTGCAACTTTATCAAAACCTTCTTTTTGTGTGTTTTTGATACTTAATGCAAGAGTATATGCTAATCTTGCGTAATTAGTGGAATCAGTTTCATTTACAACAATTAAATAACCAAATGTCATTTTGCTAACTCCATTAGGTTATCATAATTTCTCATAATACTAAACTTGTTCATAACGTGTACATCCTTGTCAGTAACAGTTGTAGCAACATATCCATCACTGTTAGGTTGTGCAACTAAGAACTTTAACTTTTTGTCAGCAACATCAACTAGTATATCTTTGTCTGCTGTTGAAAAAATATCTGGTAAGTTAGGTTCATGTATTTTTTGATATCCATTCATTATGTGTTTTGCAACACTAAATGCAATGTCATTTCTAAAAATAATTGGGTTGAATCTATAGATATCACTATACATTTTATATTTTTCTTTGACATGAGAAACTAGATCAAAAAATGTTTTGGTAGTGTCATTTTTTGTAAACATGACAGTAGTTGCCCATAACATTTCTATTCCTGTTTCAGAAATATGTGTATCGAGATATCCAACTCTTTCATGACCTTGTATGTCATTATATTTCGCACTTATTAATAAATCACTGTCAA